GGGATGTGTATGATATCCTAAACTATCGTTTTGTTTTATTTCATTACCCCAAGCATTGTTGATAAAATATTTTTCAAAAAAATATTCAAACAGATAAGGATGAGTTGTTTGATGTTTATTAATAAGGTAAGTCATAAAGTTAATAAAATTTTTTTTATCTAAAAAATAATTCCAATTAGTCATACCACCTTTTACATTAGTATAACTTTTCATGTTTGGATCTATATTATTTTTAATATCTAAAATAAAATTATGAATTACATCTGGGTAAGGATAGTGTCCGAATATTATATTAACTTTTCTAGAATAAGTTACAGATAAACTATTTTTATTTTCATTTAATTTGTTACTTTTATTTATAAGAGTAATCACGGAAATAACATCCAAGAAGTCAAAATATATTTTTCTCCAGATATAGGTGGGTTGCCTCTGTGGACATAAGGAAAACCAGCAGGCCAAATAACAATCCTACCTGTTTCAGGTTTTACTCTGACCGATTGATGTAAAAATTCTGTTTCGCCACCCTCCTCTACATCATTTAAATAAATAGTAAAAACTAAAGTTCTTGATGCATTATGGATACCTGCCATGTGTTCTATATGCCAAGTATGATATCCTTCTGTAGGTCTTGTTTTTTGAATTTTAAAGGTTGTATAAGCAAGGTTACCATAATGATCACCTGCTCCTGTATGGTCTAGATAATGCTTCAAGGCTATTTCGTAATTAACTTTTATGCCTTTTAAATCTTCCCACCATACATCTATGTTATGAGGACCTGCAAACATTTGTAAATCTTTTTTTTCTGTTACTTTAGCTTTTTCAAAAACAGATCTGTTGAGTGTTCTATTAAATTTAGTTTCGTTTTCAAATAATTTAATAGCATTATCACACTCTTGTTTAGTAATATAATTATCGTAGACACCAATAAAATTATCTATCTTGGCTTCTTTATCTTTTGCTTTTTTGATTGTATTCATGATATATAGCTTACTATATAATATGAAATTTGACATTACAAATTTAATTTTACACAAACGTAATTTTTTATCTAAAAAAGAATGCGATTATCTAATAGATTATTACGAAAAAAATAAAGCCAGAAAGGGATTGGAACACTGTCCTGAAGCTACTACAGGTATTGATACGATGTCTAGCTTTGATGTTATTGATGTACAATATGGTGATAAACAACATAAATTTGTTTCAAAAAAAATAGAACAAATGATTAATCTGTATCACAAGCATACAGACAAATTTAATATGTTTCATGTGTTATGGAAAAAACAATTATTGTATTCACACAAATTGAGATTAATGAAGTATGAAAAAGGTGCTAAGATTCACCCACATACTGATCATGATCCTTATGTTTATGGTTCTTGTACGTTTAACTTAAATGATAATTACGAAGGTGGTGAATTTGGTTTTTTTAAAAATAAGAAAACAATAAAACTCAAAAGAGGAGATGCCTTGATTTGGCCTGCTGATTACTTCTGGGTACACGAAGTTAAACCTATAAGAAAGGGAGTTAGATATAGTACCAATTGTTTCTTACAATGTTTACCACAATCGATAGTACAAAACCTAAGCACGTTTAGAGATGTCTTAGAAAAAAATTATAAATTTAATCCAAAAGATGGCTTAAAATATAAAGTTAGATCTACCAAGAAATGAAACTATTATACACAATCCCAAATAAGTTATAGAAGGAATAATCAAGGAACGTGACCAAATAAATTTACATAGCGCAAAAGGTATTTGGGGTGACTCTTTAACAGATAATATTAACGCTCCCTTAAGAACTGAGGTAAGTAATTATCAACCCTTTGATAAGTTGAAGTTATTAGTAAGGCACAACGCATTTTTTCAGATACCCAGTTTAGAACGAATGTCTACAATCATTCATTACATGAAAAAAGGATCTGGCATAAACTGGCACGATGATCGTGGTTGGGAGTATGGTGCAACATATTATATAAATCATAAATGGCCTACACAATGGGGAGGTGAATTTATGTTCGCTGATAAAGCAGCTCATGGGTTTATACCGGTTACCGGAAACTCATTAGTCATAGTCAAATCGCCATTAGATCACAAAGTAAATCCTGTATTAAGTCCTATTATGCCTAGAATATCAGTGCAGATATTTATGAAGTGAAATAAATGTGTTATAATTCCCTATGCCATTAACAAACGTAGTAATAAGACCTGGATTTAACAAACAAGTCACTGATGTCGGAGCAGAAGGTCAGTGGGTTGATGGAGATAACGTTAGGTTTAGATATGGATTACCTGAAAAAATAGGTGGTTGGGAACAACTTACTGCTAATAGTTTAGTTGGAGCAGTAAGAGCACAACATGTTTACGCTGATCTAGACGGAAATGTTTATGCTGCTTTAGGAACTACTAAGGCACTTCTAATTTATTATGGTGGTGAATTTTATGACATTACACCTTTGGCATCTGCAATAACTGGTGCTACATTTACAACAATCAATAACGATCCATCAGTTACTGTAAATAAAACACTCCATGGTTTATCAGTGGGTGATTTATTTACATTTACATCTGTCACCCCTCCTACAGGTGCTGGATATAGTGCCTCTGATTTTACTACAAATACTTTTCAAGTAGTCACTGTTCCCACTAACGATACTTTTACAATTACTATGGCATCAAATGCAGGGACTAGTGTGTCTGCAAGCGGGGCTGCAACTATAAACCCTTATGAAAAAGTAGGACCAACCTCTTCGACAGGAGGATATGGATGGGGCACTTCAACGTTTGGTGGAGCTTCAGGTATTACAAATACATTGAACGGATCGTTAAATGATGACACTGCGGGTACTGGAGGATCGGGTACGAGTGTTACTTTAACATCAACGACAGGGTTTCCGACAAGTGGCGTTATTAAAGTGGGTGCTGAGTTTATATCGTACACAGGAATATCAACAAATGATTTAACAGGTATCACAAGAGATGTGGCAGGCACTAGGTCAGCTCACTCCTCTGGAGCATCAGTAGAATATTATACAGGATGGGGCGATAGATCTTTAACTAGTAGTGTTATATTAGATCCTGCAGCTTGGTCATTAGATAATTTTGGACAATTACTTATTGCTACAATTAAAAATGGAAAAACTTTTTCTTGGAATCCTATAGCCTCTACGCCTGCAGCTTTACAGACACGAGCAACGATCGTTACAAATGCACCCACAGCATCTGTTTTATCTGTTGTATCAGAGAGGGATAGACATTTGATTATATTAGGAACAGAAACTACAATTGGCTCTAGTGGCACACAAGATAAAATGTTTGTAAGATTTTCTGACCAAGAAAATTTATCAGACTACACACCAACTTCTATAAATACAGCTGGAGGATAACAGATACCTCTGCTTACATTTTACAATTTGTAGGACCACCATTTACTTTTTCATTAAGACAGGTTGGATCTAACTGCGGAGCCATTGGCCAAAATAGTATTAAGTACATTGATGGCGCAGTGTATTGGATGGGACAAGCAGGAGGCTTTTTTGTATTTGATGGAACAGTAAAAAGCTTGCCTTGTTTGGTAGAAGATTTTGTATTTACAAATAAGGGTGACAATCTTGGAATTAATTATACAAATGGTGAATTAGTAAATGCAGGATTAAATAATTTATATTCAGAGATCAATTGGTTTTATCCAAAAAATGGATCAGACTTGGTTGATAGAGTTGTAACTTATAATTATGATGAAGGGACTTGGACAACAGGCACATTAGCAAGAACTTCATGGTTTGATGCAACATTGTTTGACGTACCTTATGCTACAGAATTTAATAATACAGGTACTCCAACATTTCCAAGTATACAAGGTGTAACAAATGTTAATGGATCAAGTTTATATTATGCTCATGAAATTGGTAACAATCAAGTTGACAATGAAGGTAATAAAACAGCCATACCAGCGTTCATACAATCTGGATCATTTGATTTAGATATTGAGGGCAATGGTCAATTTTTTATGTCTATGAGAAGATTTGTGCCTGATTTTAAATTAATATCGGGTAATGCAAAAATAACACTAAACCTCAAAGACTTTCCAACGGACACCGCAACCTCATCACCTTTGGGACCTTTTACAATCACAAGTTCAACTGATAAAGTAGATACTCGAGCAAGAACAAGATTTGCTAGTTTAAAAGTAGAAAATACTTCAACTGATGAAAGTTGGAGATATGGCACTTTTAGAGCTGACATACAACCTGATGGACAAAGATAATGGACCCAGTTGAAGCACAAATATTAGCACAAATTGAAAACTTACAAGCACAAAAAAATTTTGAAGCTTATCAACCATCTGTGGGTACAGGTATATCACCAATGGCGAATCAAATGAATCTAACTCCACAAGATAGAGAAATAGGATTAGGAGAAATAGTTAAGGGCGCAGCTGGAAATGTAGTTAAAAATAAAATTATGGAAGCCGCTGCAAAAAAAATGGGCATCGAACAATTAGGACTTGCATCACAATTACCTGTGATTGGTGGTTTGATGAACTATGCTCCACCTGTTTTAGGATTTACAGGTTTAGCTGCAATAAAAAATAAAATAGCAAGTAGAGGTTTACAAGATGCTTTACGAAGAGAATCAACAAGAGATTTACAACAAAGAATAAATAAAGGTGAATTTGGATCTAATGTTCCGACATCACAAGATGCAGCAAGAGGGGGCGGTACAAGATCGACACCAGCTTCAAACACTTATTCAGAGGCATCACAAAGTTTTGCAAAGGATAGATAATGGCTAAAGTAAATATTTTTGTTCCAGAGCCTAAAGAAAAATATGAGTCTTCAAACCAAAGACAAATTATTGAGGCAATAGATACATTAAAAAATCAATTAAATTTTTCTTTTCAAAATGAGTTGAAAGAAGAGCAAGATAGTTTTAACTGGTTTATATCATGACTATACAATATAAAAATCAAGGTATAGATTTAACAACCACAGGAGTAACAAGTGTTCTGACTTGCCCTTCTGATGCAACTATACTTATTAAACAAATACAAATTAACAATGGATCAGGCAGTGGGGTAAATTTAAGTGTTCAAGTTACAGATACATCTGCAACTGCTACGTATAGAATATTCAACGAATCAGTGTCAGGAACCACAACAAAAGATATTATAAATCATACCTTAGTTCTTGAGGCAGGTGATATTTTAAAAATGACCGCAGGAACTGCAAATGAGATACAAGGTATAGTTTCATACGCCTTATTAGATAGATCGCAACAAAATGGTTAAATGATTCCAACAATACAAATTAAAGATAATTTTTTGGATGAGGACGAATTAAAAATAATAACTAATAATCTTACTAAAATAGATTATCAGGCTGTCAGTAACGATGATGGCCCATATGGTTTTAGACATACTTTTCCACGAACATTAAAAAATAAATGGCTATTTAAAAAAATAAAAAAACAATTTTTTCCAAATGTTAAATTAAAAATAGATATAGCTTGTTTTCATTGGAGGCATAATAAAGAAAAAGTGATGGCTCATACAGACCATGATGGAGATTTTAATTTTATATTATATTTAAGAGGTGAAGAAGTGGTTTACAATGGGACTGGATTTTATCACAAAAATAATTTAAACACGTATTTAGGTTTTGTTGAAAACAGAGCAATATTTTTTGATGGTAAAAATAACTTGCATACTGATTTACAAGCATTAGGACCAAGCTCTGGACGACA